AGCATATTATTGACTACATAGTCCATTACCCATTTATATTCAACTGGTTGAACTTTCTTAAAGAAACCATAATGAATAGATGGATAGAATTTGCCAGAGAATGCCATATTGACTATAGCCATATCTAGCATCTTAGAATCTCTAGTCTTCCAGAAATATCTAACTAGACATAGTAAGACTATAGTACATTCATCTTTAGCTGCAGCTGGGTTGAATGATGCAATCTTAGCATAATAAGTTTCTTCCATGAAATTAGAGATAACTTTCTTATCAATCTTTAATGTATTGAATAACTCATCTTCATCTTTAGGAGTAAAATAGATTCTTCTATATGGTGCTATATCGTATAGATCTTCAGATCTATCAGATATAAACTTACCAATATATCTTTTATAATTAGACAGATTCTTCTTAATCTGTGTTTCCACTATAGGGTATATCTTCTTTACGATAGCTTCTGTATTTTTCATTATATACCGCCTTTCTGATTATTAGTTTGTTCAAAATGGCTAAAATAACAAAAAAAAGAAGAAGGGAACAAATCCCTTCTTCTTAATCATTATCTTAATCGATCATTATGATATGAAATGATATCATCTACAATATCAGAATATGTCATTTCATCTAGTTGTGACTTATAATCATCAACAGATGGATTTTCAATATTCGCATCAGGAATAAGATCAAGTAGATAATTGATTCCGATATTACCTTCTAAGTAAATCATATTATAAGGTAGATATCCAGCTTTGATTCCTCTATAGAAGTAGTCTAAGAATTCTACAGCATCTTCTGGTAAACCATAAGTATCTTTATTCTCTTCTTTGTATAGAGTTAAAGCATAGTTTACTGCTTCAAGGTCAAGTTTAATATCTTCAAATACTCTAGACATAATTCGAATAGCACAGTCTACCACTGTTTCAATGCTATAGCCTTTCTTAAACTTAACCTCTTGAGTATTAATATCAATACTCTTAACAACTCTAGAAGACTCATGTAAACTTCTATTAATCTTTCTAATCCAATATTTAACTGGATCTTTTTCTTCAAAAGAGTCTATTACAAATAATACATTATGTCTAGTTATTCTGCCATGTAATAATCTATCAATACAAGATAATTTATAATTATCCTTAGGGATATTGTCAGAAACTACATTACCAAGTGGTATCTTTGACATAATATTTAATGCCTTTATGCTATCAGTTAATGTAGCATTATCAGATACAGTATGGAATGGTATATCTTTCATGCCTCTTTCAAGCATATAATCATTTGTGAATGTATTAGCATTAATATTTACAATAGCTTCTTGAATGATTTCAACTACATCTTCTTTAAGAGAATATACAATATCCTCAATATCAGTAGTATCTTTATCAATAATATTAATAGTCAATTTCTTATGATCAAATGTAAGCATATCACTATATATACAAGATGCAGCTTCATTCGCAATACTTCGTTTACAATCATCCATATATTTTGCAATATAGTATAAATCCTTCTTAGTCAAGTTGGGATTATTTAAAGTATTAACTATATTTACTGTATTATCATCTGCAAGCTTATTAAACTTATAGTCTACCATTGCACGATAATATTTATTTCTAGTATTAATACGATTATTATAGATATCTTCTTGTGTATACATTATTCTACCTCTTCTGTTTCAATAGCTACGACTGCATTGATTGGATGATTTAAACATAATTCCATATCCAATAATTCAACAACTTCATCTAGCTCTGGAATATTGGATTTCTTATATTCGAAATAATCTTCCGCAGTCTCAATCCAAAGTGTTTCTTTATCGTAAGAATATGATTTGATTTGATCAATATTAATACGACGATCTTGTAATCTAATAAACTTTACCATAATGAATTCCTCCTATTTAACAAATTCACCTAAATCAAAATATTTGTTAATAAATGTAACTTCATCGTAGTCTAAGAAGTCCTTATCGCTAAAGTTTCTAATATCTAATGCTTCTAAGATCTCTTTATCTTCACCACCACAAATACGTCTAATTAAATCCATAACATATTTTGTTTCAGTACCCTCAACGCCAACTTCATTTAGCATTCTATTCAATTGCCTACGTAATGGATATTGAAGATTATAAATTCTAATCTCTATATATTTTTCATCTATTGATGTTATGTCATCAGTAATATAGAATAATGCTTTATATTGCTTTAAAGCAGCATCATTACTTAGAACACTATTGAAGAATTCACCATAGATACGTTTGTATTTATAGTTATTGAATTCTGTTAGTTTATCGATAATAGATTTCTTATTGAGTAATTTAATACCAGTGTATGTCTCAAACATAGTTACAGCATCATCATTCTCTGGTATAATTACTATAAGTTGTAAATCATGAATACGTTTATTGAAGTCATATTCATTTAATAAACTTTGCATCTCTAATAGATACGTATTGATTATGTGTAGTGTCTTCTTGTAATCAATACTATCAAGAATATTTTTGACGTATGCATTGAATTTTGTTTCTTCCATTGTTATTTCCTCCTAGTGTGTTAAACCATATACTGTAAATCCTAATAAGATTATACATACTGCAAATATAATATAGATAACTATATCTATTCTATTACTTTGAGTTATATCTTCTAACAGTGTGATATAATTTTCTTCTAGTAATATAACTCTAGATCTAGTTTCTGTTAACGTTTTTCTTAACTGCTTATTTTCCTCCCGTAATGCTTTAATATCTTTACCAATTAATTCTACAGTACTACTTACTTCACTTCTAGTTAATGGGATAACATTAATCTTCTCAGCTTTTCTTTCTTCATCCATATCTATTTCTCCTAATGAGTGATTGCATATCCAATAATTATACAAAGAATTACTATAACCAAGGCAATTAGCCCTAAACCGATATTGATAAATATAGTAATATCATTATCAATACTATTAATTTTTCTTTCAAGATATGCTACTTCTCGATCAAGTTTAGCATCTAGATTACGTGAAGACGTATTACAGTTTCTATATAATTCTTTAATACGGTCATCCATCATTTCATTATCTTTCTTAAAATAAAGTATTACTCCTTCAATATCCTCTCTAATTTCATCAATTTCTGACTTCTTATTGAAAAACATCATATCCATTCCTCCTAGTGAATCTTTGTAATATAGATAATGACTGCTATTATTAAAACTATAATTAGAGTGATAAGTAAATCGAATACAAATTGAATCCTGTCTTCAAGCTTCTTAATTTTAAGAGTCATCAATTCATTATCAGACCTAAGTTTATCTACATTTGAATTTGTTAAGAATGCAGCTCCTTCAAGAGTACTTAACCGTTTATTTTGCATCTCATTATATCTAGTCATACGATCTATAATATTAGACTCCATATCCATTCCTCCTACTTAGATATATCATCGTAACCTATTAAATACTCCTTCAATTTCAGTGTAGTCAATATCGAAGTAATCACAAATCATCTTAATATCATTCATATTAAATCTATAAATTTTAGGGTCGATCTCTTTCCCTAATATATACTTTAATTCAAATCTGAGTTCAGATTTAGTCGCTGCACCAAGAATAGCTGCAATAGTATTTAATACAGCATCAGTATCTGGAACAGAATCAAGATAAGTATATTCATCTGAATTATAATTGATTCTACTTTCACATATAAGCTCTCTTATATTTCTAGATAATTCAGTACGTAACTCTTTTTGTTTAGTTCTAATAAGAGTTAGTACGTCAGTATATTTACCTAAATTATAATCATCATCGCAAAATAGACGAGTTACTTTAGAAGCATTACCATAAGCTATAGTTCCTGGTAAAATTCGTCTAAAGAAGTCACCATATACTTCAAACTGACCATACTTTTCTATATTATCAATAAATAGTTCAGTACTAGAGTCAGTTAATTCAGTCTTAGTATAATCTTCAAATATTTTTATTGTAGTCTCATTAATTGGTGAGATTTCAATAATGTTTATTTTCTTTAGCATATTATTATATGCATTATCATTTATTGATTCTCTTTTCTTTATTAATGCTTCGACTATCTTTTTATAATTCGAAATTTTATCCATATCCATTACCTCCTATTATAAACTTGGATATATCATTACACGGTTATAATATATGATCTCTCTGATTATTACTTTGTATGAATGACACTACTTTTCTATACCCTTAAACAATAAATTAATTATAAGTCTTAATTAGCCAAGAGGAGCATAGAAAATAATGTTTTTTGCTGAAAATGTAGAAATAAAGAAAAAAGAAATCCAAGTACCTGTACAAGAAAAGTACTTTGGTAAAGATAAAGATACTAAAGCTCTTGAAGATGAGTTTAAAAATCTTATTAATAAAAAAGGAAACTATAATTGCTCTAAGATCGAGAAGATCTTAGAAAAGAAATTTGGATTCCATAAAGTAACTATTCTTATTGATAATACTGTAAATGAATTGAATGCATATACTTTCTGTGACTATGATGAGTCTAGAAAGATTTCTATTAAGAATGGTGAATATAAACTACAACCGAATAATGAGTATAAAGTATATATCTACTATACTCGAGGAATCTTAAGTGGTGTATTATCTCCAGCTGAGTTGGTTGCTATTACATTACATGAAGTTGGTCATCACTTTAGCTTAAGAACTAATATTATCAATCTTAATACTAAAATGCTACAAATTCTAGTAGATGGTGTATTAGATATACAAAAAGCTTTTAAAGTTTCTAATAGTCCAGATACAACAGATGGAGATAGAATCTTAAATACTATTAAGATCTTTGCATATTTAACAGTGCCTGGATTATTATGGATTTTTGTATTCTTTAATGTATTAATCTTATTCGCATCCATGATGGATGGTGCGGTGACTGCTATTACATCTTTAGATATGCTTCTTACTCCAGAAGGACGTACTAAACTATTTAGATTAGTTGAAGATAAATTTAAAGATGTATTTATTCGTGTTCAGTTACATGATCCAGAAGAAGAACGTTCTGATAGCTTCTCTACCATCTATGGTTATGCACCAGAATTAGCATCTGCTTTAGGTAAGATTGAAGGTAATATGCTTAATCAATCTCCTGCAATTAAAATGCTTCAAAGATGGTGGACAGTTCCATTATATATGGTAATTGGATTATTTGATCCAAAAGCTCATGGTATTCAATCTGCTAGACGTATTGGTGGTATGGTTGCTACTTTATCTAAAGAACTTAAAGATAGTTCTAATAATAACAAAGAGATCAATCAAGTTATTAAAGACTTAAATAATGTAGAAGATAAATATGCTCAATACTTAGAAGATCGTATTGAAGAAAATGATACTAAACGTGCATTACCTCCATTAGCTGATGTAGCCAATGCTAATGTATGGAGATACATTCTACGTAATAAACGTGACTTAGAGTTATTATCTTATGAATCCTTAAGAAAACTTATTTTACCACGATAAAAGTTATCCCCTATGGAGTCTAAGCTCCATAGGGGAATTTTGTATAGCTTCACATGAGAGGGTTTGTTTCGTAGAATAATATTTTTACAAAGGAGAATTTAGTAAAATATCCATAAGTTGCTACTGCTATACACTACCTATGTGTTAGATATGTAGTAATTTACAAAAAAAATAAAAGAGGCAAGAGTTAAACTCTTGCCGCTCTCATTTTATTAGGATAACGATGTTTTAACATCGCAACCTTTCTATACTTACCAACCATACGGTAAGCACAAATCAATGTTTCCAAATTGCTTGGAATCATTGTAATTGGATTATCAGACCATTGGTTGGTTAATGTATCGAAATATTTAATATACCATGTATTAAATACTTCGTCTTTATAAATCTCTACATCTTTCAAAGTGCTATCTTTGAAGTATGCTTCTTTATAAAGCTCTTCCAAATACCAGTATGCAATATCGTCTGGTAATTTTTCAAATTGGATATCTAATCCGTCCATGATACCGTATTTTAAATTATTTAAAACACGATGTTCGAACTTTGTTGTTTGTTTCGCAATGCCGTTTTCAAATCTCATGATATACCTCTTTCTGCCCTGTGGGCTAACTAAATATAAACTATATATCATATCACGTTAATAATATACAGTTATATATATCCACTATTACAAAAAAAAGAAAGAGAGGCAGTTCAACTACCTCTCTTGATATTATTTAATTACTTCATATTCTCTAATAGCAAAGTCTAAGATATCTTCATATTTTCTAGCTTTAAAATTACCAAAGAATTTATTGTTATATTTATCAATTTTACATTCTATATAATTTTTACTATCTGGTGCAATAGAGAAAATCATATATCCATTCTTACTTTGTAATTTAATAATAGTACCAACTACAATCTCAGCAGGGAATATAGAGATAATATTATTAGTATCATTACCAAATTCTAAATATAAACTTATAAGCAATTCTACTAAAGGTAGTGTTGTAGCATTAAATGAGATATCTTTAACACCATTAATTCGAATGTAATAAATGAATTTGAATGCCTCAAATCCATTCTTAAATTTATATTTGGAAGATGTATATTCATCATTATAAAATAATAATTCAAATACATCATCTTTAACTTTTATTACCATTCTAAAGGAGTTACATTGAATGATGTATGTATCATCGATAAATGTACCTCCTATACCAGGACATATAAGATTTGCCACATCGGCTAATATTTTAACATCTGGCTTATCCAATCCATTAGCTTCAATAAATCTATCTGTTATGAATGATATTGGATCTCCTTCAAAGCAGTCAACACTATCTTTTTTGAAGTTTGTTATTAATATAGTAAATGTATCTTCGTTAGTAGATTTAACTATTTTACACATATCAACATTACCATCAGAAAATATGTGTACTAATACATACTCATCATTATATTGTCTAACTAACATAGGCTTTATAAATCCAAGCCTTAATAATTCTTCATATACATCGTATAATGATTTACTCATTTTACCTCTCCTTTATTATATGCTTCTACAACTGCTTTAGCCCATTCTAATGCAGCTTCTGGGGATTTAACTACACAGTTATTACCACAAATCATTGCACTAAACTCATCTTCCCAGATAGTACATTGAATCTGATCATCATAATAATCAAACTTATTAAAGTTTAACTTAAGTGGATTACTATATGCTAGGAAATACTCTATATTTATATTACAA